TGCTGATGCAGTGTCTGATGAACAGATAAGGAAATTACCACGACCTCTACGAGTTTGTTGAGCAATCGCATTAGCTTCACGTTCGATTTGGAACAATAAGCCTTTGAATTTTTCAACAGACCAACGACCGTTAGAGTCAACGTCCAAATCGAATGTACCAGCAGTAGCTGTACCGAATTGAGCACCAACTTTAGCACCGTAGTAAACTGTACGAATAACTTCACGGTTGATTTCAGCAAGGATTTCTGTAGAAAGGATGTTGCTTAATTCACCTTCTGCATCTAAACCATGAACTGATTTCAAGTCTTGTGCTAATTCAACTGAATATTCAGCTTTAAGAGCACGTGTTTTCGCTGTTACAGATGTTTTCTCGATTGAGAAAGCCATTGAAGCAAAGTCAGCAGGTGTAGAACCTAATTGTTCTGCAGTAGCTGTTGACATACCATTGATAACGTTCATGTTAAATGGAGTTGTACCAGTTTGGTTAGCACCAGTAGCGCCAGCAAACTCAGTATCAGCTTCGTTAAATAACGCTTCTGTACCATTTTGTGTTGTATATTTGCTCTTCATAGCGAAGATCAAACCTGTTGGTTGTGTCATTGGTTGAACGCCAGCGATATCGTAAGCGATCATTTGTGGCATTGCACGACGTACTAAAGCGATAAGAACTGGATCGAAACCAGAAACTGTACCTGTAGAAGCACCAGCGCCACCTAAACCAATACCAGAACCACCAGAGTTAGCAGGAGCATTTTCGAAAAGCGCTTCAGCACCCTTTTTCATTTCACGTTCTTGATTTTCTAAAAGAATTGCAGTAACTTCCTTACGGTAGTTATCTTTAATTGCTGGAAGCGAACCGTGTTCTAGAATCGGCTCCCATTTTTTTACTAAGTCTTGACGAATTGTCATTTTATTTTCCTTATTTAATGTTATTGAGTGCAGACATATATCTCTTCACTGATGGATCGACAGCTTTTTCTTCTGCGATCATATCAACTGGAGTATCTGTTACTACAGACTCAACGATTGTTGATGCCTTGTTTGTGAAATAATTTTCACGAATTGTCTGAACTTTCTTTGCAAATGAGTCAACATCTTCAAAAGCTAATTCTTCTGCTAAGTCGAGGAATTTTTCTTTATCAGTTTGTGTTAAACCATCTAAAGCATCGCTAACGATTTCGTCGCGAGCTGATTCGTTTAAAGCTTTGTTAAGCTCAACGTTAGCTGCAACTTGTTCATCTAACTTTGCTTGAAGTTCTGAGTTTTGTTCTTCTAAAGCACCTAATACATCGAATTTCTCTTCAGGAACGTCGATATAATGCTCTTCGAATAAGCCTTTAAGACCTGAAACAAAACCTTCAAGAATTTCAGACTTCATACCACTTTCAAGGGCAATTTCATTTTGTGTAAACCACTGCTCAACTATGTAGTTGAGGTATCCATCAACTTTTTCAACAAGACCCTCTTGATTCTTTGCTGCCTCTTCTTCAAGACGCGCTTCGAATTCTTCTTCTAAACGTGTTACTTCTTGTTTAACACGAGTAATAATTGCTGCTTCGAAGATTGTTGCTGCTTTAGCTTTGAATTCCTCTGTGAGGTCTTCTCCGTTAATTAAAGCTTCAACGTCTTCTTTAAAATTAACTGCTGAGCCTGCTGCTGTAGCTGGAATTGCGTCACCTTGACGAATAATAGCTTGATCACCTGCTGCAGCTTTTGCTGTTGCAACGTTAGGTTTCTTAGAAGCAACTTCAGCTTCTTTTTCATCTTCTACATTGTTTTTAGCGTTAGCTTCGTTATCTACTTCAGCTGTAGCTGGAATAGAGTTTGTAGCTGTACGAATAACTGCTTGGTCGCCTGCTGCAGTATTTTCTTCAACAATTTCTTCCACTTGATCATCAGCTGTTTTTGATTCAGCTAAGATTTGTGCAATTTTTTGTTCGATTGACATTTCTTTCTCCTAATTTGTGTATCGTTTTATCGATATACTATTATTTATAGTTATTTTATTTTCGCAAGGAATGATTGGAATGCTCTAATCTTTGCCTCTTGTAAATTTTTACTAGACGCACGGCGGATATTCGCCTGCATTTCTCGTAAGTCTTTCTCCACAAATTTTCCATCGACCATAACCCATTCTTTAGACTCCATTACACCCTCTACGAAAGCATTAGGGGCGGATGGGTCAGCAACGATATCTGCTGCTGTCGCTAAAGTAAAATCTCTACCAACAAATGAAACATCACCCTTTTTGTCAAGTGAACCCATACCTCTTGAAGATACACCAAGTGTAGCTCCTTCGTCTATGAGTGACTTAACGATTTTGCCATATGGAGTATCCATGATCTTAGCCTTACCAATGAAGTTATCACCTTCACGACGTAAAGATTTGATCATATGAGATACTCTGTCAAGGTTAATCGTAGGTGAATCAGGATGACCTAACTCGCCAAAGGCACGATTCTTGTTGACATATTCATTGTTATATCGTTTTACCTCATTATCAAGTATCTCTACTGGATAGATGCGGCCGTTACGATTCTTTAAGTTCGATTGAAGGAATACACCTTCAATGAAGTATTCTTTACCTTTACCTAATTTTTCTTCAATTAGATATTTTACTGATTCGGTGTGTTCTTTAATTAGTTTCATTTTTATACCTTTTATGGGTTTTCGTAATCTGGAGAACCGTATATTGATGTTGATGCACCTACATCACTTTCATCATCGTAAGCACCATATTTTTCGTACTCAACTTTAGCAGCATATCCATCTTGTTTATGAAGTACTAAGTACGTAACTGCAACACCAGTAGCGCCATGAGTTACTACAATGTTTTGAGTATTTTGTAAGTTATCAGTAAAACCTAATTGATTAAACTGAATAGTTGGAGAAGCTTGTGGAGCGGCAGCAAATGTATAAAAACCTGTTGCACCTGTCGCGCCTCTAGTAATTCTTAAATTTGAACCTAAATCACCAGATGAAGAAATGGCAGCTATAGTAACATTATGGGATCCAGTAGCACCTGCTACTTGATCAGCTGAAGCTAATGAACCAAGAGCAATTGTGGTAGAGCCATTATCGCCAGCAACCTTAACAACAGTCTCTTTACTTGAATTTTTAATTATTGATGCAATTACGGCCATGTTTATTCTCCGATTTGTTTAAGCACATCGATAAAGTTTTCTTTACTTTCTCTCATATGCTCAATGATTTCTTGTTCGTCTTTAAATAGTTCTGTCAACTTATCTTGAGTTGACTCATTGATAGCGATGATAGTGCCATCAGCTAACTTATAATCTATCTTGCCTTCAATAAGCTTATCTAACTTATTAAGGTTTCTAATATCTAACACAACAGGGTCTACAGTAAAAAGTTTAGAGGAAGCAAGTTCTATGTATGACTCTATTAATGTGTCTGTAACTTTAATATCATGATGCTCTTTAATTATATTCGCTATCTTATTATCTGGGATATCTTCGTATAATTCCGTCTTAACTTGTTCTTCTATAGTTTTATTGTATTGCTTTGCTTTAACGTATTGTCTTGCTTCCTCTAAATCTGTAAAAGAAGTCTTCTCACCATCGATAAGGATCTTACCATTGGAAGTCTGCTCAATAATATGACCATATGAATGGACGCGAGCAGTAGTGCCATTTAAGGCCTTAAGAAAACCTCCATAGTACATTATACTGGATTATCCTTATGATACGTTTTAGGACCACCGGGTTCATGATCTCCAAACACCCCTTCTTTTTTAATCTTTTTCTTTGCTTCGTAAGCGATATTAACCTTCATAGCATCCGGTGTTGATCCGCTTGGTTCTGCTTTAAGATCATCCATAGCGCAAGTTGGATTATATGCAGACTCCTTTTTAACTTTCATAGCGGCTTCTAATAAGTCAGCGTCTAAGCCAAGAGTTGATACATTCATATTGCTGAGAGGATTAAACATTATTCAGCTTCAGTTTCTGCTGTTTCTTCAACTGGAGTATCAGCAGTATCTTGTACTTCAACTTCGGTTTCTTCAGCGGCTTGTTCTGTTGCAAACATGTTTTGAGCTACAGATACACGCATATCTTCTAATCTTGTAGAGATACGATTTGCCATTTCAGCATTGAACGCTGAATCAATTTCTGTAGAATCGCCAGAATTAATTGCTTTAATTAAGTCTTGTACGCCTTGTGTCATTTAACTTCTCCTTTAGGTTTATTCTGAGGAACTGGTGGTGGCAATCCTGGTGGATTTGGACCTGCGCCCATTCCTCCGTCGACTGGCATCCCGCCCTGCATAGTCATCATGGCTTGCATCTGTTCTTGCTCTGCATCCATTTGTTTTTGTATCTCTTCAATATCTTCTTCAGATTGCTTGAGAACGTGTCTCTTAACATACTCTATACTATAATACGTGCCAATATATGGCTGCATCTGGTTTAGTACACTGATCCTATTACTAATGATCTCTGAATCTTTTAACTCTGCGAAGTGGTTATCTTCTTGGAAGTCAAATCTAATATCTTGCGATATTGCTTCCCACTCGTCAGGTCTAATTATCTGTTTAGCAACTAATTGTACTCTTAATGCTTCTGAGAATAATGTAGAGAACTTACGTCTAATACGTTCAATGAACTTATTGAACTTAACTTCGTCTCTTGTTATCTCGTTTGATCTGCCAAGACTAAAACCTTGATCAGGTTTCATTCTTGATACAGGTACATTTAAGCACTGATACAATTTGTTTTGGAAATAATTGATGTCTTCGATTTGACCGAGGTTCTGACCGCCGTTCAAGGT